ATTGGGTGCTCCCCGCGGACATAAGTTGCCGGTTCTTTTCGTCTCGTCGCTCCCGTTCTTCCCGCGCCGACTGGGCTGATTTCAGGAATAGTGAGACCAGCGCAATGAGAGTTGTCGAAAAGAAGATAGCGCCGGCAGCTTGGTACCCTGAGAGAACGACCCAGACTGATGCTCCCATTCCGAGAACTGCAAGGGCAAATGCGAGCATCTGCCCACGGTTGGCGCGCTTGTCCTGGCCTTCGAGATACTCGGATTCCATTTTGATTCGATGGGCGTTCTGTTTCTCAGCCATCGTCACGATGCGCTCAGCGAATCCGGGCTGAACCTGGTCGTACTTCTGAAGTATTTCTGGTTGGGGAAGTGGACCTGAACTAAACGATGACTGAATGGACACGCGATGAGCCGCGATGGCGTTATTCTGTGGTGGCAGCGTCGATGTCGGGAACCTCCTCCGTGATCGCTTTGATCGCTTCACGAAGATCCCCTCCTACCGCCGCCCAGTCACTCGCCAGCGCACGGGCATTGGCAAGCTCAGGTGTGAGAGATTGGTTGAACTGCACGAGACTGCCGCCAAGGTCGAACGCACTAGCGGCACCTCGCAGAAACGACGGGTCGGCAAATAGGAAAAAGGTGTTGTCGTAATCTCCCATGACTCTCCAGATATTTTACGCCCTGTCTTGTTGTTTGGTGTGTGACTAATTATGGGCATCTCAATATCGACTACCCCTTCAGATTGTTGTTTTTAGGAAGAACGAGATAGTTAATCTTGTCTACGACCTCTTCGAACCTATAGCCAATTTCATCGACAAAATTTACGTAGTCCTGAAATGATGTCTTGAAATCGCACTGGAACTGTTGCTCATATTCGAAGAGGATCGGCATCTTGTGTCTTGCGATTGTCTCTCGAGCTCCGCGCATCGCATGCAGATCGCTTCCTTGAACATCGACCTTCATGAAGCTGATTGGCATGTCAAGATCAAGCTCATCGATCGTGAGTGTTCGAACTTCCCGACCATTCGTTGAATTCGGATCGATTCCGTAGGAACCATATGCAGGGAACCTCACAAAATCCTGCTTGGGAAAGTGCAGAATCTTATTACTCGTATCGTAGACGGCACCGAAAAGTGGCGTGATATTCTTGCGGGAATTAACGTGAATATTCTTTCGGAGCACTTCGAAGATATAGTCATCTGCTTCGAATGAGTAGACCTCGCCTTGAGGCCCGACGAGTTCAGAGAACCGGAGGGTCATCTGACCAAGATTTGCACCTATGTCGAGAACGGACGTTTCTGGCCTGATGTAGCGCTCTGCGACAGCAATGATCTCTGGTTCGAAATACTGGCCGTGCTTCATCATGTGGATGATGATGTCCTGGGGTGCGTTATTCGGCAGATAGTACTTACCGATAGGAGTTTCGTAGAAATCCAGGTCCTTCTCTGAGAACTTGAAGAACGGCTCTTCAACTGCTTGAGGCGGATTGATCCTGCGGATTTCGTATCCGGCTGCACGTATGGAGTTTTTCAGGACCTGCTTGAGCATGTTGTCATAATCCTCAATCCTTCCTTTGCTGAGATTGAAAGAACGTACGAACCAGATAAATCCAGAGCGCGGCGAGAAATATCATGAATACGTATCCGCGCGAGTTCCACAGGAAGAGCGCAAAGGCGATAAGCGCGCCTCGGCGCGCGCGCTGTGCTGGAGAGTAATCCCTCGCTATGCGCTCGGGTGTGGGTTCTTCAATTGGCGGAGTGTAGTCGTTTGTGACCACGAGCCGGAGACCGACCCTGTTTTTTCTCACTTAGGCAACCTTTTCCGGCTCCATCATTTCAATAATTTGACCGATAAGTCGTGCCTTACTGAGCTTCTTTTTCTGGGCGCTGTGTTCTGCGATCCGCTTCTTGACCTCTTCGAGTGTTGAAGCGAAGGTGATTGGATCTTGCATCTGTTCCTCCCGGATTATGCAGACAGCGAATTGATGCACCAGACTTGATGGCCGCGAACCTCGAAGCAGCGCGGCCGCCGCAAACCTGGCATAAACATCGGGAGACATCTTGACGGTGAGGAGCGATTTCTCGCGGGATTTCTTTCTCACAATGTCCTGCTAGGGCTATTGAATTGCATTGTTATTGTTATCTTTTGGATTCTCCGATTTCCTCTCGACTTCTAAAGCCTCTTCAATCTTTTTTTGCCTCGCAGCTTTCGAAGATCGTTTCTTTGCTTCGCTCCGTTCGGCAATCTTCGCTTCCATCGTGGGCCTTAGAATCTCAAAGGCGCTGGGGTCGCGCGCCTTATCCTCTCTCACAAGGTCTCGTAGGTGTTCCTGAACCATGCTGCCGAGCTTTCTGCGTCGAAGCTCAGCCATAATTGAATAGTCGATATAATCATCGTGGCGAACTCTTACCGTCAGCATTTGTGTCCTGGTCTTTTCTGCCACGTTATCTAGTATATGTCAAGACGTTTTCATCTACCCATCGTACGTGAAGTCTTTACTTGACGCTTTCTAGTCACTCATAGTAGACTTGGAAACGTCTAGTCACTGACTATTTGCTTTGTTTAAATCTTACGGAGCCCTTATGAAGCGCGAGCCCAAAACGGAAGTCATTTTTGTGAAAGCGGATAAGAGCCTTGCAAAACGTCTCCAAAAGGCGGCGCTGCTCACAGATACAACGATGTCGGCCCTTACCAGGGAAGCCGTGCGCGAGAAGCTGGACCAGCTTGCACAGAAGTACCCTCAGCTAGCAGCAGCCTAAAATATACTTGACATTGTCTAGTCACTCTGTATAATCAGAATGTACTAGACAACGTCTAGTAATTCTAGTTTGAGGGGAGCAATGATTCAACCAATGGACAACAGATTAGAAAGATACGAGAGAGTGCAGGATGCCGAGTACGACACCTATCTGCAGGAGCGGATGGACGCCTTCCACGCGCAGAGTGTGGGTTGCTGGCGCGAACAGCGGATTCTGATGATGCGCGAGATCAGGGCAATCGAAAAGCACCTGGCTGAAGACGAGTGCGATGAGATTGTCACTCCGTCGGCCTGGCACGAGCGCCTTGTGGATTGCCGCAAGCAGCTGGTGATCATCGAAGGGCGACTCGAAGAGATGGGGGTGGTGAACTAATGGCAACCTCTACCTGGGACGAGTACTGGGCAGTTTTTGAGCGCGAATGGGAAGAAAAGGACCCGACCGGGCTACAGCGCAAGCGCGATGCGCTGCGCGAAGAGCAGAGAACGGTTTCAAAGACGATCACCATGCTCATGGAAGGCATCAAGAAATGGGAAGAGCGTTATTACCAGATCGATAACGAGATTGGTGCGATTGATGCCGAGAAGGACCAGCTGCGGGATCAGCAGATTCGGGAGATTAGTGAGGGGGTGGCGCGATGATGAAAGAAGAACTCGAGGCTGACATTCGCAAGGACGCTTATTACGAATGGCTTGACGAGCAACCGAAGTGCAAGCAATGCGGCACGCTCTGGAAAGAGGAAGGCAGCATCTACGACGAGAACTGCGATGACTATTACTGCGATCAGGAATGCGTAGACAACTACGAAGTGGGCAGGGCAGAGGCTGCTTACATGCGGCAGTTCGAAGGTGAAGGACCAGTCACTGCGCGTGAACGCCAGGAGCAGCAGGCACGATGCCAGAGGGAGCTGAAGCGATGAAGATCGAACCACGCAAAACGATCATCTTCGTACCACCAACGCCCGAGCTCGAGCGGCAACAGGAAGCGTATTTCAGGCACAAGCTCGATGAACTGGAAGCTGAGATGCAAAACGAACCGTTAACGGAGCGAGATGAAGCCCCAGTCGAAGAGGTCTACGTGGTTGTGAAGGTGGACGAAGATCGCGGGGTGGTGAAGCGCATCGATGGCAAGCTCGTTTTACGCTCGCCTTCGAAGCTGCGCCTCTGCCACATCATGGCCAACGCACTCAATCGCAATGCAGCCAAACGGCAGAAGCGAGCCTGAAAAGAAAACGCCCGCGTTACGAGCGCGGGCGATCTTCCTACTGAATAAACAACCAAATGGACAGGAGCAAGCATAACAAAGTGTCAACAGCTATAGCAACAACACAGCAACCAGAAGGCCAGGAGTACGCTGCCATCATTGAGCGCGTGCTGGCAACTGGCGACCTGGCAAAGCTCTCGAGCCAGGACCGCCTCAACTACCTGAACGCAATTTGTAGGAGTTGCGGACTAAATCCGCTTAGTCAGCCTTTCCAGTACATCACGCTCAACGGAAAGCTCACACTTTACGCGCGGAAGGACGCTACGGATCAGCTGCGCAAGATCCACAACGTCTCAATCAACATCGTGAGCCGTGAGCACATCAACGATGTCTACATCGTCACTGCGCGCGCGACGACGCCTGAAGGCAGGACCGATGAATCAATTGGCGCTGTGGCGCTGGGAAGGCTCGCCGGCGATCTCTTATGCAACGCGATCATGAAGGCGGAAACTAAATCGAAGCGCCGCGTGACGCTGAGCATATGTGGCCTGGGCTTCCTCGATGAGAGCGAAATCGAAACGATACCGGATGTAGTACTGCACGATGAGCCCCAGCAGCCGGCACTTGTCGAAGCTGAAACGAAACCCAATGGCAATGGGCGCGAGAAGCTCATCAAGACTGTGAGCGACCTCGATGGCCTGATCCGCGAATTGCGTGGCTATGGCATCACCAATGCCAACATCCAGGCGCGGATGAAAGAAGTAGCTGGCGTGGACAAGCGCGCAGACCTGAAGGAAGGGCAGATGCTCGATTGCATCGAAGACTTTGGCAGTTGGGCAAATGAGCTGCACGCGGCGAAGCACGAAGGAGCAGGCAAATGAGCGGCACGTTAATGGACATCTCTGCTGATCTGTCTGCGCTCGAATCACTTCTTCTTGAAGTAGATGGTGATGTGACCGATCCGGAAGCTGATGCGGCAGTGGATGCGTGGTTTGCGGAGATTGGCGCGGCTCGTGACCAGAAGCTCGACAACTACTGCGATCTCTACTGCAAGCTCAAAGCGCGCGGCGAGAGGCGTAAGAAGCTCGCTGAATCTGACATGAAAACTGCCCAGCGGCTTCGTGAGCGCCTTCAATACTTCTTCGAAGTTCAAGGCATCTCGAAGCTCGAAACGGACAGCTACAAGCTTTCGATGGCGACTAATGGCGGATTGTTGCCACTTATCTTTTCTGTACCACCGGAAGAGATACCTGACGAATTTATCGAGTTCATTCGTAAGCCAATGAACCCGATGATCCGGGACCTGCTCGAAGGCGGCGAGAAGTTGCCATTTGCAGTGCTGGGTGAACGAGGCAGGCATTTACGTATTAGATAGGGCGCCTGAATCGGGCGTCCCTGTAGCGAAAGCCGGCGATTAACCAGGCTTGACAGCCCGGAGAGACGAGCAAGTCGATAAGGATCAAATGACAAACGTGAAAGCTGAACGACAGGTAAGGCATGACGATCTCGAAGAAGCGCATCGCTTGATCAGCGCAGCGAACGAGGCAGTTGAAGGCTTGGAAGTTTCGATTCGCCGCGAGTTTCGGCTGGTCAAGGATGCGCTGCTCGATCTCTCAAGCCAGATGCGTGCCATCACACATCACATCGAAGAGGAACGGAAGGAACGGGCACTGAACAGGTGAAGCTGGCGCTCATCATCATTGGGATTGCTTCGCTCGCGTTCATTGGCGGCTTCCTGCTTGCGGCCTGGGTGCGACAGCCCGATTTGGAGAAGGAGCGGGTTGAGCTCCAGCTCTGCCGTGATCGCGAAGCGCAACTGCAGGAACTTGTGACCAGCTTGAAAGCAACATTGCGCGATACTGCACAGGATGTGGCGCGGAGGATCGCGTGAAGCTATCAGCAGAGTTTCGGGAATTGATTGACCAGCAGGAATCGCTCGATGCGAAGCGCACAAGGGTGCTCTTGCTCATTGATTCTGGCGCAGGCGGAAGCCTCGAAGATAAGTTGCTCTTATTGCAAATGATCTTGGCCTCGCAGGTGAGCGTAGCCAAAGAGCTGCTCGTGGAGTGCGCGAGTGTTACCTGTGAAGGCGTTGACTGGCCCCTTGACCTTCGTGCGTGAGCACGCTGGATCGCTACTGGCTTCTGCCTCTTGTCTACATCGCAAATCAGGGCTGAGGGGAAGCTGATGTAACGGGGAATGGTTCAGGTGCTTACGCACGATCAATGCGCCCCTGGATTCGCGCGGTCAGGAAGCTCGGCCATCTATATGGTGGCTAACGAGGGATAGCTGAGCATGCACGCCTGGCCGCGCGAATGTGAGCAGCGATGATGCCAATGGAACCAATTGAGCTGGTGCTGATTGGGGCAATTTTGTTGCTCGGCATCTTTCTGGCAATGATCGCCGCAGTGAAGCTGTACTCGATGGACAGGAAGCGATGATGTGGCCGGCTCTCAGTGTGGCGTTTCTTTTTGGCGTCCTTACCGGCGCTGTTGCGGTATTCATCTGGGTTGCTGAGACGCTGATACCGGCAATGGATCGCGTTGAGAGGCGGCTTGAGAAGCGCCGGATCGAATACTGGGTGCGGCGCGATGACGCTGCGCGGAATGATTTTCGAAGTGAGTTGTGAAAGAAAGCGCTCTGCTTTAGGGAGCATTCCATAAACCCCTCACGCACCTTAAATGAGAACGACAGCCAGTGGGTCGAATTCGGACCATTAAGCCGCAAATGTTTACGGATGAAGATATAGGCGATCTCTCATTTGAAGCCAGATGGCTATTCGCCGGCCTCTTCACCCAGGCGGATCGCGAAGGAAGGCTCGAGGACAGACCGCGCAAGCTGAAGGTGGAAGTGATGCCTTACGACAATGTAAACATCGAACACCTGCTCCGCGAGCTGACTGAAGCGCGATTCATTACGCGTTACGAGGCAGAAGGGAAGCGATACATTCACATTCGAACCTTCTGGAAACATCAACACTTCAATATCAAAGAGCCCCCGAGCCAACTTCCCGCTCCACTAGAACTTAAGGGGGGCACCGTGTCGGCACCAGTCAAGCACGGTGCCAGTACGGTGCCAGCACCAGTCGAAAACGCTAGGAAGGGAAGGGAAGGGGTAGGAAGGGAAGGGAAGGAGAAGCTGGAGGCGTCCGGTGTCAGCACGGTGCCAAACTCTGCTTCTCCTCCTGGATTTCTCTCTGAAGAATTTCTTCGGAGGCTCGAAGAGGATCCGGCGTATCAGGGCATCGAAGTGCGACACGTGTACGCGAAGATGCTTTTCTGGTGCGAAGAGCATGGCAAGGAAGTCAAAGAGGGCCGGCTGATTAGCTGGCTGAATCACGAGGATCGCCCAAGAAAGGGGAATGGCGCCGAGAATGACACAAGGGACACAAAAGCAAAAATCGCCCGCGTGGTTCAAGACCTTAGCCGAGATCGTGATCTCGAGTAGGCGGCGTGCGGGAGCTCGTGAACTCGGTGAGGATGACCTCAAGCGCGAAGTCGCAGAATGGTCTGCGGTCTGCGAGCCGATACCGGAGGAGCGGCTGACTGAGTGCTACTTTCGCGCACTTCGTGAGCGCACGGTCCGAGCTGCACTCCAGCCAGGCGAGCTCTACCAGCTCTCAACTTCGATCGCTCAGGAGCAGCGCAACAGCCGGCCAGCGCCAACGTTCGTTGAGAATGGCGAAGCGTGCTGGTACTGCGAAGGGACTGGATGGCAAACCCTTGCACGCAAAGTACCGGACTCATATGGGGAGAATACGTTTGTCAGACCGTGCGCGTGCAGTGCGGCACCGCTTGAGATTCGCAAGCTCGAGCCACTGGGTGAACCGGAATGGCACAAGCGCAAGCATTCGGTGATATGGGAACGGAGCGAGTAAATCTTGAGGCGCAATACTACGAGGCCATAGCTCGCCTTGAGTCCGAGTACTACGAGGTGATGGCTCGCATCGAGAAGTACGAAGCGGTGATCTTCGAGATGATTCGGCTACTCGAATGGGCAAAGCATACGAGCGATGTGGAACGAGCGAAAAGTGTGGGAGAGAAAGCACTCGAGGGTACGCGGTATGACCGAAGCAGGCACATTCGATCCTAGGACGCCAGTGTTTGGAATCTTCGAATGCTGGAAGTGCCATGCGACACGGCCAATACTTACACCGCGATCTATGCGGCGTGGCGGTGAACGCGTTTACCATTGCCGAGTGTGCAGAGCGAAATCGAATGTGAAGTGGCTCGATAAACACATAACGTTTCAGGCCTACCTGGACCAGCTTCCCAAGGAGGAAACGTGATGGCAACGATGATTATCCCGCTTGTGATGGCGATAGCCGGCGCGCTTGCATATGCGCTCAGTGCTAATCCGAAGGTGGCTGAGTTGGGGCGGTTGCTGTTTGCTGCAGGTGTCTTTGCATTGGCGTTTGCACTTGCAGGGAAGGTGCTTGCGATATGAGCAAGGAAATCACTGCAACTGAATTGCACGTGCATATTCAGTCAACCATCTTCGGCAAGGCTGCGAAGAAGGACGCTGCGCGATTCGATGAGCTGCAGGAGAAGCTGCACGAGATTGTGGACTGGTACTACGAGCAGGATGTCGATGACGCCGACGAGGATGACACTGACGAATTGACGGAGCCTGAATGAGCGAGACCGACGATAAGTGGGATGACATAAATCGCATCCTCGGGCACACGATGATTGATCCGAAGAAGGCATTGGCAGAGATTCAGCTGAACGCGGTGCGCAGCTTCGTGAAACGAGTAGAGCAGAGAGAGAAGCGGATGTTTGCTGAAGAGCCGCACTTTCACAAGGTTCAGTTGGCGGTGTGGCATTACGTAATGCTCGAGGAACTCGCCGCGATGGAGAAGGAGCGCGATGAACCCACTCGTCCATCGGAAGCAGATAACCCGCATTCAAGGGTTAGGTGGTAAATGAGCCTGCCGCGATCTGTACACACTGAGACTCGCTTTGGGCGCATCATCCAGACGCGCTATGCCGGTCGCTTCTTTCGCTCGCGCCTCGAGGCGCGCTGGGCGGTACTCTTCGAAAATATGCATCTCGCGTGGGAATACGAGCGCGAAGGATATCGCTTACCAAGCGGTCTATACCTTCCCGATTTCTACATTCCGGAGTGGGGTTCGTGGATTGAAATTAAACCTTCGCCCGTATCCTCGAGCATGTCGCGCATATGCCGGCTACTCGCAGAGCTTCGGCGTACTACCGGCGCGAAGCGCGCATTCGCCATTTTCGGTGCACCGGATTTGATTCGAGGCTCCGAGATTCTTAACGAGCGCGGCTCGCGCATTGCTACGCACCTTGACGAGCGCGGTCCGACGAACGAAGCGCCGTTTGAAGGTATCGCGTACCAGGCTTATCGAGCGGCGATGGAGGAGCGGTTTTAATCCACGAAACCCACGGTTTAAAAAACATGGCGGTGAGTATTGAAACAATTATCAGGCTTATCGGGGAATGCGACGGTAATCTCGCCGCTATCGGACGTGCGCTTAATCGTGATCGTACGACGATATGGGACCGAATCCAGAAATCGCCGGAGGCAAAGCAAGCGCTGAAAGACGCGCGCGAATCAGTCGGCGATAAGATTGAAAATGCGCTCATCAAGGAAGCGCTCGACGGCAATGTAACCGCGCAAATCTTTTACCTCAAATGCCAGCGACAATGGCGCGAACGTACCGATGTTCACATAACCGGAATAAACGTTGAATCACTTTCAGACGAGGAACTTCAAACCATCGCTTCGCTTGAGAGCGTTAGCTGAGCTCGAGCTAAGGCGAAGGCGTGCTCTCGCTCCGCGCGTTACCTTACTTCCGCATCAGGTACCGCCTCTCGGCGATTGGTTGCATTGGATTCTGTTGAGCGGTCGCGGCGGCGGTAAGACATTTGCAGCGGCGAAGTACTTCGACGATTACGCGCGAGCGAATGCGGGTATGCGCGGCGGTATCATCGCGCCGACACTAGGCGACGCGCGCAAGCTATGCGTTGAAGGTGAGACAGGATTGTTAAGCTTCAATCGCACGATAAAGTTTAATCGAAGCTGGGGAGAACTCGAATGGCCGAATGGATCGAAGGCGGTGCTCTTTGGCGCGCATACTCCCGATGATGTCGAGCGGCTGCGCGGTCCGCAGCATCACCTGGTGTGGTTCGAAGAATTAGCAGCAGCGCGTGAGCTTGATGAATGCTGGCAGAATATGCGGCTCGGCTTACGCCTCGGTGAGCGACCGCACGTTGTTGTCTCGACTACGCCGAAGCCGCGCAAGGTACTGAAGGCGCTTCTCGAAGATTCCAATAGCGTCGTTACGCGCGCGACTACTGCCGATAATCCGCACTTGCACGAAGCGGTGCGAAGCGAGCTTTATAAACTTTATGGCGGTACTCGTATTGGGCGGCAGGAGCTATCGGGCGAACTGCTCGAGGATATCGAAGGTGCGTTATGGAAGCGCGAGATGATCGAAGATGCGCGCGTTGTGAACATGCCGGAATTAACGCGCGTCGTTGTTGCTGTTGATCCTTCGGCGACTGCCGGCGGGAATGAGTGCGGCATCGTGGTTGCTGGTCGGTCCGGCGATCATGCGTACGTGCTCGAGGACTTGACGCTACAGGCATCGCCGAATGAGTGGGCAAAGCAGGCGGTCGCAGCCTATAACAAATACCACGCTGACCGACTCGTTGCGGAAACAAATCAAGGCGGCGAAATGGTGCGCCAGAATATTCTCTTGCAGAATGCGAACATTGCGTATCGCGGCATACACGCGAAGCGCGGGAAGGTGCTGCGAGCCGAGCCTATCGTCGCATTGTACGAGCAAGGGCGAGTGCATCACGTGGGTGCATTCGAGAAGCTCGAAGACGAAATGTGCGAGTGGATACCAGGCGAAGGATCACCGAACCGGATTGACGCGCTTGTGCATGCGCTTACGGATTTAATCAGCGCGCGCAAACACGTCGAGATAAAAGTACTGTGAGAGAAGAGAAAATAAATGCGGCTACGCTTATCGCGCTCTTCGCGCTGATTACGATGGCCATGCTCGCTTTTATTTGGCTGATGAATTTCTAGGAGGATTCGATGGCAAACAAATCGCTAATTGATCGAGCACGCGCCGCATTGAAAGCATTTCGCTTTCCAGTTTATCCAACGAGCGTGAGCTCATCATTCGGCGCGCAAGTGTTCTGGCCGGACTGGCCATCGCAGATTCCTGCCGTGGGCCTCGGTGATGCGGACCTGACCGAAAGTTCGCTCATCATGGCGGCTGTCAATTGGGCAGGTACTCAATTTGCCGAACCTCCGCCGCGCGTGATTGAGAAGCGTGGTGATGAATGGGTGCCAATCGATCATCCATTGCCACGCCTCGTTGAGCGTCCAAACAGGTACTACTCCGGCGCAACGATGTTCAAGGGCTTCGCTTACTACTGGCTCGTGAATGGCAATGTCTACTTGTTCAAGGTGCGAGATAAGGCTGATCGCGTTACGGCGTTATGGCTGCTTGATTCAGAGCAATGCGAGCCGGCCTGGCCGGATGATGGAAGCGAGTTTATTTCGCACTATGAGATACGCGTCGATGGCAAGCTCTCACGGCTCGAGGTGCGTGATGTGATTCACTTCCGATATGGAATTGATCCGCGAAATCACAGGAAAGGACTCGCACCATTGCGTGCGCTTGTCGAAGAAGTAATCGCGGATGAAGCTGCAATCACCTATTCGAAGGCGGCAATGGGATCGCTTGGCGTGCCGCCGTTCATTGTGTCACCGAAACCAAACGCAGACAGCGTGTACACGGTCGATGCTGAGCAGGTGAAGGAAATGCTCATGTCGCGCACGGTTGGCGGTGAGCGTGGCAAGCCGATTGTGTTCTCAGCGCCGATGGATATTGCGCAGCTTGGATTTAATCCGGGGCAGATGTCGCTCAAGGAAATTCATTCATTGCCTGAAGAGCGCGTCGCGGCTGTGCTTGGCATACCGGCAATTGTGCTTGGTTACGGTGTGGGCCTCGAGCATTCAACGTACGCGAATTACGAAAGCGCACTTAAGGCTGCGTGGAATGGCTTTGTAATTCCAACGATGAAGGTGATTGCCAGTGAGCTGGGGCATCAGCTATTGCCTGATTATTACAATCCGATTGGAAAGGAACGCTGGGTTGAGTTCGACACGTCTGAAATTTGGGCGCTTCAGGAGGATCAGAAGGCGATTGCTGAAAGTGAAGTGCTCAAGTGGAATGCGGGACTGACGACGCGGAATGAAGCGAGAAGCGCGCTCGGGCTCGAGCCATTGCCGGATGGTGATGAGTTGAACGCTCTGCCAGCGCAGACAGCGCCAATCGAACAGAAGCAATTCTCGCTAAGCGAGCCGGCACAGTACGAAGAGCTTCGCGACTGGTGGGAGAAATTCGGACCGCGCGAAGCACGAGAGATACTCGACGCGAAGCCGCTCGAAGAATAAATCGCCCTGTAAACACGAAACGTCCATCAACCAGGAGGCTACACTCATGCAAAATCCAAAGGATGATCCGAAACGACCGCGCGACCCGGAAAAGTATCCGGAGCCGGATCCAAACGAACCAAACGCGCCGCGTCGTCGCTACGATCCGAACGATCCGGATGCGCCGAAGAATCCGCGCAATCCAAATGATCCATACGATCCAAACGCACCGACGGAGCAAATTCCCGTTGGCGATCCATCAACGAAGCCGGCTCCGGCGAAAACGTAAATGAGCGAAATCGAAGCGCCGGAAGTTCGCGAGATTACGCTTTCCCGCTGCCCTTGCGGCAGCACGCCAAAGCTCTATCACGCGGGTTCCGGCGTCTTCGTGCTTGGCTGCGAGCGCGAGAAATGTCCGCGCTCATGCCTGATTACCTGCTCGTCACTTGCCGGCGTAATCGGTAAATGGAATCGCAGCGTGCCGCTATTTCGCGACATCATCGACGCCGACGCAAAGGAGACCGTATGAAATTCTTTTGGGATGCCGAGCGTGGCGTATACGTCGATGAGCGAGGGCGCGTGGTCTCGCCTGCGGCGCTTCGCAAGATTCAGGCAGAGAGCGAATCGAACCACATCGTCGAGCTCGTAGCATTGGCGGTTGCCTTTATGCTTTGGCGGCAGCGTAACACGCCGTTAGGCGGAGTCGAGCCGAAGAGCGCTGAGGAAATATTCGCGCTTGTCAATCCGGATATTGAAGCGAAAGTAAGAGAGAGAGTGCGGTCGCTTGGTCCGGTATCGTCTCGCGAGTACCAGGCGCGAATGCAGGAGCAGATTACGCTTTCGCATAACGTGAATGCGGTACTTGCGGCAGGCGGATTTGCGGCGATGACGTTCGCATTATGGAATTACGCGGCAGTTCGAGTGCGGAACGAGCAGGTATTCGCGGTGCGCCTCGCCGCTGAAATAGAACTCGGCCTAGTGTCGCCAGCTCAAGCAATAAATCGCACTTCGCAATATGCCGAGGCGACCTACCCAACCTTCTCCGGCACTACCGACAAGCGGGAGCGCGCGACCGGCACAATCGAAGCGCGACGTATTCTCGATCCAAAGGCAGAGCATTGCGCGAGAGACGAAGCGCGAGGCACTCCGGGATGTCCGGAATTAGCCTCCGCTGACTACGAGCCAATCGAGGAAGTCGTACCTATCGGCGAATCGACTTGTCGCTCGCGTTGTCGATGCTGGATCGAGTATCGCCGCGAAGCAGCACAAGCTGCCGCAGCGCAAGTGCAAACTCCCGAAGAGCAAACTGAGCAGGCCGCATGAGCAATAAAGCCGAGACTACGATCACGTGCGATAAATGCCATAAGCCGATAGTCGAGCATCACGCTAAATTCCTTCGACCTGTGATTCTCCTGTGCGGTGATTGCCGGCAGCACAACAAGTGGTATCCCGCAACGCCGAGCGCACAAGCACTTGACAAATCCAGAAAAAAGGCGGAAAACTCTTAGCCAATTGACGCACCTGTGAATACGGGAAAATAAACAGATGAGCGCGTTTACCTCCTTCGCCGAGGATTCAGGCGGAAATGGTAGCCGCGCTTTTCACTGTTTATGGACCGACGAGAATTTCAAGCCGAATTTAAAATCCTCGAAGAGAGCGATTCCGTAGGTTCGTTCGAAGGTATTGCCGCCGTATTTTCGAACATCGACCGCCAGAATGAAATCATCCAGCCGGGAGCGTTTCAGAAAACGCTTTCCGACTTTAGCGCGCGCGGATTTCTGGCGAATGCTCACGATTGGACCGAACCAATTGGCACGATCGATGAAGCGCGTGAGACAGATCGCGGGTTGTACGTCACTGGCACGTTTCACTCAACACCGCACGCGCAGGCTGCGCGCAAGGTTGCACAGGAGCGCATCGCGCGCGGGAAACAAGTGGCAATGTCGATTGGCTACAAGGTAACGAACGATGAGGTAAAGGACGGCTCGAGGCATTTGCACGAGCTTGAGCTTTACGAAGTGTCGCTTGTGACTGTGCCAGCGAATCCGCTTGCCGCACTTGCAAGCGTCAAGGCTGCCGAGCCGGCAGAAGATACAACCGCAATCGAAGCGTGTCGCACTGAGCTGCGACGCATTCAACTAGAACGCCTCGCAGCAACGCGAGTTTAAACCGGAGGACAAAATGGGCCTATCCACCGAACTTGCCGAAAGGCTGAACACGCTGCGCGAGGAGTTTGTCAAGGCATGCGCAGTTGAAAAGCCAAGCGGCGAAGATGTCGAGAAGGCGCAGAAGATGCACGTCGATCTAAGCGCAATGGAACTTGAATACAAGAATCTTCGCGCACTCGATGACGCGGCTGCCGCAACTCAAACTGCGATCGAAGTCGGGGCGAAAGCGTCGAATATGATTCCGTTTGCGAATGGCAATGGGCGCACGAATGGGCACTCAGTTGCTATTCAGTCGCGACCGCCAAGCGAAGCGCTTTCCGTATTCGATCAGTTCATCGAATCGGACGCCTACAAGAGCATTCGCAAGCAGGGGCACTTCCAGGGTGTGACGTATTCGGTCGAAGTGCCAGGCACGATCAAGGCTGCCGGCGATCCGATAATGTCATCGCAGTTTGGGCCGCGCACGACTGACCCGACCTTAGCGCCGCATTATTCGGCAATGGCCAACGTGTACGACCTTTGCAGAATTGTACCCGTGAGCGCTACGAGCTCGGTGCGCTTTTACCAGGCGACCATGCCGCTTGCGAATAATGCCGCCTTCATTGCAGAAGGCGCGCTCAAGCCTGAAGTACAGCCGCGATGGGCACCCGTCGACGCGCCGATTGAGACTGTCGCCGAATGGACTGCGGTCACGTTGCAGGCGCTCGATGATGTGCCGCAACTGCGTTCAGTGCTGTATGACGATCTGCGCAGATTGTTGCTCTTGAAAATCGACGAGAAGATTCTTGCAGGTTCGGGTACACCGCCCGAAATTCGCGGCATCCTCGCCACGGCTGGCATACAAACGCAGGCATTCACGACTGACGCGCTTACCACGCTTGCGAATGCGGTTGGAAAGGTAATCAACACGGGCGCCGGTTATCCAACTGGAATCGTGATGAATCCTGCCGACTGGCAGACTGTTCGCACGATAACAGTTGCGGGAATCTGGCCGTTCGGCTCACCTTCCGAATCAGGTGTGATGCGCATCTGGGGCATTCCGGTTGTGCCATCCGTAAACCAGGCAGCCGGTTTTGCTATCGTTGGTGATTTCAATTACGCGACGATTTTCGAGCGTTGGGGTGTGACGTTCATCGTCGGCCTGAAGAACGACGATCTCATCAAGAATCTTCAGACGATCGTTTGTGAGGCTCGGCTCGCGCTTGCGATTCGCAGGCCAAGCGCGTTTGTGAATGCGGACATCGTGACGCCTTAAGTGAATGCGAATCGTCTCAGAAGTAGCGTGGTGTTTGACCGATGACGGCAAGCGGGTACCAATGCGGCATCCGCTTGCTCGATTTCTTCTCGTTGGCAAGGGTTCGGAGATTGAGGAATCAGAGCTCGAGCGATATCCAATCCTCGAAGAGAGCGAGCCGAACGAGAAGCCGGCGAAGCCGAAGTTAAAAGCGGTTGAGCGACCGCCGGAGAATAAGGCAATCGAGGAGCCGCCAAAACGCAAGCGTGGCAGACCGCCAAAGCGGAAGTTAGACGAACCGGAATGAGCGAAGCCGAAGCTATGGAACTCGTTAAATTGCACGCCGAATCGGAGCGCGATCCGAAGCTCTCCGAGTATGAGCTTCAGCGGCTCCTGCTCTGCTATGCCGACGCAGACGGCGCATATAGCGACGAGGCGGTTAAGCGGACCATCGCCGATGCGTGGGATTTGAAGGTAAACAAATCGAGCGATTATTTCGACCTCTCGGTAAACGGGCGAAATATGAGCACTAACCAGGTAAAGAAGAATTGCGAAGAGCGAGCGAGATATTACCGGCGGCGGTTACCAATTCACGTTGCCTAGAGCGTGGGAGAAGTCGGTTTACTCCTTCTCCTGATAAGCAGCGTCGAGACGATGGCTTGTGCTCCTTGCCTTCGGCTCGGCGCTCATTTGTTCGGGAGGAAGGAACGTGAGTGAATGCGATTACTCGGAAGCGATTTGTAATCTCAGCGGTGTTCGTGCTCGTGGCTCTCGTCGTAATCCTCGCTCTGCTGATTCTGCTCCGAAAACCCACGTAGAGGAGGAAGTGCGACATGGCAGGCTCTTTAACGAATTACGGCGAAGGCAAGGTGCTCGGACATTTATTCGGCGGTACTACCTACGCGCCGCTTGCTACGCTCTATATCGGGCTCTTTAGCGTAGCGCCTACCGATACGACGGCAGGAACGGAGCTCACCGGCAGCGGCTACGCTCGAGCCGCCGTTACAAACAATACAACTAATTTTCCGGCAGCGAATCCGACGGTAAACGGCGTGGATATTACGCTCTTTACTTCGAGTGGTTCGCATAATGCCGTCGCGCTCGGTGTCTTCGATGCCGTTACCGGCGGCAACCTCGTCGCCTATTCGACGCTTATCACGCCGCAGGCGATAGCCAATCTTGATGTGGTGCGAATCGTTGCCGGCCAGCTCGCAATCTCTCTGGATTAAGTGAGTGATATTAGGCGCAACAGTACCGGGACAGTTCCCGCTTGGCGGCGGAGGTTACGGCGCAGCGGCAGCGATCAGTTACGTCAACGTCGCGGCATCGCTCACGATCACCTCGACCATTCAATCGGTGCTCAGGGTTATCGGGCGAGTCGATTGCGAGGCGCAAATCAGCATTACTTCCGCGCTCCAGGCGGCGATTACGATTGTTCCGGCGGTCGCCGGTCAGGTCAATATCGCTGCGAGCATCGCGATTATTTCCGCGATTACTTCTTCTCTCCAGTCAGCTCAGACATTCCCCAATCCCGGCGTATCGTTTCGACTTTCCGATAAAGCAGGAGGCGCATAAATGGACGCATTTAAAAATTTCGCAAAGGTGACTGTATCGACCGGGTATGATGCATCGGCCACGTCCATTGCGCTCACAGCTGGTCACGGTGCAAGACTGCCTGCCGCGCCCTTCAATGCAACGTGGTGGAACTCAACCGACTATCCAGACCCGACTGACGACCCGAACGTTGAGATCGTACGCGTGACTGCCATTGCAAGCGACACGCTGACCGTGACACGAGCACAGGAGAGTACCGGCGCCAGCACGAAAAACACCGCATCGAAAACCTACAAGCTGATTGCGGGCTTAACCGCGAAAACGCTTAACACTGACATTGGCTCAGGCACGATGGCGCAATTACAGGTCATCAATGGCAGGCTCACGCTCGAATCCGGCGTAGGCGTTTCAACCACTGATCAGACAGCCAAAACCACAATCTACTTCACGCCATTTCATGGCAACTGCATCAGCCTGTATGACGGTACTGACTGGATATGCCTGCCATTCACCGAACGCAGTCTGGCACTCGGCACGCTTACCGCTGATAAGAACTATGACGTATTCATCTACGACAACGCAGGCACGATAACGCTCGAACTTGGCGCGGCATGGACTTCAGATACGGCGCGCAGTGTTGCGCTTGCAATGCAGGATGGCGTGCACGTCAAAAGCGGTGCACCCACGCGGCGATACCTCGGTACAATTCGCACAACATCCACAACCACCACTGAAGATTCACTGCTTAAACGATTCGTATGGAATAACGACAATCGCATTGTGGCAAGCATGTATTTCACCGATGCGACATCGCATAGTTACGATGGCGTTTACAGGCAATGGAACAATAGCGCAGCTTCCCAGGTCGCATTCGTTGCAGGGCTGGCGGAGGATGGTTTGCCGACAAATGTGAATGCGCAATGCAATGCGAGCGGTGCGTCAACATTTCCGATATGCGGCATCGGATTCGATACCGGGACAGTTCCATTCAGGAAAACATACACATTCACTGTAGGTGAGAATCTCGCGGCCGCTGCCGGTACTGTTATCCCGCCACAGATTGGCTATCACTACATCACAGTCGTTGAAGGTACGCTCAGCACTGGCGCAACGACTTTCTCAGAAGTACATCTGACCGCACTTAACCGTTGCTGATTTTATGCTTGGAGCGTTCGCATTAGGTCAATTTGCGCTTGGCGGCCTGCTGGTTGCTGACTTGACGCCTCGCGTTGATGTGGCGGCAACAATCGCTATCCAGCTTGCCCTCAGCGCGGATCTGACAATCGAGTCGCAATCATCGATAGGCATTTCCACGTTTAGCGCAGGCATCGTTGATCAACCTGCAAATCTGCTCATAGCAGCCAATAATGCAAGGGCGGTGCTTGCCGCTCCATTGAGCGCATCAGACGCAGCGCCTTTTAACGTTACGCTTACCGGCGATCTATCAAAGTTCTCAGCATCCGGCGCAATCACGATTGACGTGGCTACTGCTACTGTTAATTCAAGCGAGATTCTTTATTACGATGAAATCAGCGGGCAGAATTTAACCATCGTCGCGCGTGCGCAGGATGGCACTACAGCCAAATCATTCGCGGCAGGCGCAGTCGTTCAAGAGCGATACATTGCACGCCATCACAATCTGCTGGCTCAGACGCTTATTGACGTTGAAGCGGAGGTGCTCGAACAGGGAACAGCCATTGATGGCAAGGCTGATGCAGTTCATACGCACGCCATTGCAGATACTACCGGACTGCAACCGGCGCTTGACGCGAAGCTGCCGCTTGCAGGCGGCACGCTGACAGGATTGCTCACGCTTTCAGGCGCGCCGACAACCAACCTTCACGCCGCCACCAAGCTATATGTGGATTCGATGTTGCCAACGTCCTACAACGTCAAGGCGTATGGATGTGCGGGTGATGGTGCAACCGATGATACAAGCGCACTTCAAACACTTCTCAATACGGTAGGCACAGCAGGCGGCGGACGAATTTACTTTCCCAAAGGCGTCTACATCATTGCGGGGCCATTAACGGGTACAGGCATAGGCGTTGCTCAAATACACCTTCCGCTT